CAGCGTTATGCGTACGCCAAACCGGAGCAACTCGAAAAGGTCAGCGCAGAAGAATCCGCACGTATCGAAGAGGAAACGAAATGGGCGGCGATCAATCGTAAAGTCGGCGAGTTTAAGGCGGGCGACATCGTTGAGGCTACGTGCGTAGTGGGAAGCGATGACCGTATATACGGCGAGGTAGAGGACACTCCGCGCAAGGAACGTCTCGGAACGCTTATGGGACTGCGCATACCTAACGGACTTTATCGTGCGGTCGACGCTAATACCGCAAAACTAATCGTACCGGTCGAACAGCGCTTCGATAAGGCGGAGGGGGGCGCATCACGGAAGGAGGGCGAAGACCTATCGAAATAAAACTTTCGCTTAATCGTCCGGACGAAGGCGCAGCGAAAGCTGCAGTCAAGGCGGCGGTCCAGCGGAAGAAAGATGCGTCAGAAACGTTAGAGGACGCATGGGAACGCATATTTGCGATGAAGAATACGGATGCCGACTGCGAAAAGTTACTCGCGGTTAAGCGCGCTATGGATACGGGTGTGACAGGTAGACACCCGTCCAGCGCCGGCAAGCGTTTCAGCAAGGCGGAAGCGCTCCGTATATACGCGGATTTACGCCAATCGATCCGCGAAGAAACATTGCGAAATATAGTCGCGAACATGCCGAAAAACTACTTTCTGATAAACAGCGAAAGGGCGCTCGCCCGACTTAACGAAAGGCTGCGCGATGAAACGGAAGTGGCGGTCGATACGGAGACAACCGGCGTCGACGTCTATACGGACGTTATCGTCGGCATCTCCTTAACGCTGCCGTCTGTAAGTATTCCGCCGCTCGCTGACCGCGGTATGCACGCCTATATTCCGGTTATGCACGATGAGGGCGACCAACTTGCGCGAGATTACGTTTTATCGGAATTGCGCTGGTTTCTCGATAGCGACGATATCGGCAAAGTCCTCCATAACGCGATATTCGATATAGCGATGTTCCGGCGCCACGGCTACGATTTACGCGGCGTTACGTGGGATACGATGGTTGCGATGCACCTGCTAAACGAAAACGAGCCGTCATACCGCCTAAAGGATCTCGCGCCGAAATATCTCGGAGTTGAATCAGACACATTCGCGGAACTCTTCGGCAAGACACCGTTTAATGAGATTCCGCTAGACATTGCGCTCGCTTATGCCGCAAAGGATACGGACTTAACGTGGCGCCTATATGAGTTCCAGCGGAGGCATTTCGCTAAACTACCGACCGTACTCGAATATTACCAAACGGTAGAAGTTCCGCTGCTTTACGTAATCGTTGACCTCGAAGCTAACGGGTATATACTCGATCTCGACTTCGCGAAGGAATACGGTGAGCAACTCCGCGCTCGCGCCAACGAGCTGCAGGCGAAACTTATCGGAGTCCTGGCGCAATATCACGACGGAGCCGAGCCGATTAACCTTAACTCTAATCCGCAGATGAAGGCGGCCATATCGAAGGCAATCGGTCGGGAACTGCCGAACATGGACGCGAAGAAGACGTTAAAGCCGCTCGCCAAACAATACGAAGTTATCGCGGATTTACTTGAATACCGCAAGATAACGAAGCTAAGCGGCACATATATCGACGCGTTGCCGACGAAACAGAATCCGACGACTAAGCGCTGGCACTCGCGGTTTAATCCGATAGGCACCGTGACCGGTCGCTTTAGTTCCGGTAAAGACGAGGACGCGGCGGAATCGAACTCTTTCAACGTCCAGAATCAGCCGGAAGATGCGCGTAAAATGTTCGTGGCGCCGCCGGGCAAGGTACTCGTATCTGCGGACTTTAAAGCGCAGGAGATACGTTGTACCGCGTATATGTCCGGCGAACCCGTCCTAATCGAAGCGTTCGAAAAGGGAATCGATCCTTACGCAAATATGGCGAGCATGTACTACAAGCGCCCGTATCACGAAGTTAATAAGCTTCCGAACGGCGAGGATACGCCCGAACGTAAAGCGATGAAAGTCGTATGGCTCGCGACACTCTACGGTATGAGCGATTATTCACTCGCGGACATGCTCGGACTTAAGAAGGCGGAAGCGACCGCGTTTAAGGACGAATTGTTTAGCGGAATGCCGAAGCTGTCCGCGTGGCTTAAAGCCAACGAACAGGACGTCGCAAAGTACGGATTCGTATGGGCGGATAAGCAGCAACGTAAACGGCGCCTGCCTGACGGACGGCTTAAACGTAAGGAGATTCCGTACGGCAAGTGGCAAGATCCGAAGTACGAAGAAGCGCGCCAGCATAACGCTAAAATCGGACGTGCTATGCGCCAGGGTACGAATGCTCGCGTACAGGGCAGCTCCGCCATCCAAACGAAAGTGACGATGATTAAGGCGCATGCGGAATGCGTTAAACGCGAAGGATGGGCGCTATGGGGAACGATACACGACGAATTAGTATTCGAGATTCCGGAGGATTTTACGCGTGAGGATATCGCTGTTATTGAGCGCATTATGACGCAATCCTATCGGTGGGGCGACGTTGTGGCGAACGGTACGGATATCGCGATAATGACGCGGTGGGGTAAAGGCGTAACGCCGGACGATTGGTTCGCGAATAGAGAATCGAAGGAGAGTGCGTAAATATGAGCGCAATTAAAGTGAGCGTTGAGCAAGTCGAAAATATGGCGTGTGGGGGTTCCGGAGTAACGCTCGACGGTGTAGAACTCCGCGTAGTTGAGGAAGGCGATTGGGTTTCCGAAGGTAAGTACGAAAGCTGTGAAGTCATCTTTACGGACGGCGAGCGGTATTACAGCGCAACAGCATCGCGATCCGGCTCGTATTTCACGGACTATGCGTATAGCAGCGAATGGGATGACGGAGACGCCGACGTCGTGGAAGTCCGCAAGGTAGCGAAGACAATCGAAGTATGGGAGGCGATATAGGTGGCGAATAGAGCGGATATTGATGCGAGGATTGCTGAAGCGATTGAAACGGCGGAGAAAGTTGAGGACACCGGAGCTGACGATATCTTAAGAGCTGCGGTTAATGCGGTTACGGAAACGTTCGGTATCTCATGTATATATGAGTACTGCGGTGGCTTCGACAGTGCCGGCTATGACGTCGATTGTTATGCGATTGCTTACGTGACCGATGACGCAGGCTTAGCGATATACGACTACCAATACGAAAGTTACTAGGAGGCGGTTTAACTGACGGCAGCTAACCAATCAATCGCGAATCAAATAGCGCAAGACTTTACGGACTATCTTAACGCCTGGCATTCCGCGCCAGAAGTATATGACGACGCACTCGACGCGCAGATACACCGCTGGTACGCGGACATCCTCACGGACAAGTCGCGCAAGGTATGGCCGCCGCGAGGCATTCCGTACTTCTCGCCATCGTCGGCCAACGCAGACCCACGCGGCCTATACGAAAAGATGCGCGGCGCTAAACGTGAATCAGGCGCACGTCCTCCGCACCAAGGCCGCTGGGTACGGCTCGGAACAGCGATCGGCGACGTTATCCAGCGCGATATCTTATTCGCGGAGAAACACACGGCTAATCCTCGCTTCACGTTCGAACGTAACGACCGCGGCGAGCCGATGTTTGAGGACTTCGCGAAGATAGGCGCCATTATCGAGCATCGCGGTAAAAGGTTCGCGTTATACGGAACTGGCGACGGCATCATGCGTTATGTCTCCGAAGATGGCGAAGTACTCCGCGTCGGACTCGAAGTGAAATCGAAGCAAACAACGTCGGCTATGACGTCCGCCTATTCAACGCGAAATGGTCCGAAAGAGGACCACGTTAAGCAATGCGTCTGCTACTCGATTATGTATAACGTTGATATTTACGTCATCCTCTACGTAAACGGCGCCAAGAAATCGTGGAATATGACGGAGGATGAGTTCGCGAAGAATCCGGATATTGCGGCATTCGGCGTTTACATTACGGATGATATGCGCCAAGAAGTCCTCGACCATTTTGCGGACATCGTAACGGCTGCAGAGGCCGGCACACCGCCTAAACTCGATATCGGCAAGTGGCTTTTCAACGATTTCAAACGCCGAATTGCCGCAACGCTGACGGACGATGAAATTGCGGAGATAGAACGTAAGGTTAACGCGATACAACGGTCGGGATTACCGGATTGGAAGAAACATGATGCCGCCGGAGTGCTGGCGGATATCCTCGAATTAAGAAACGGAGGCGCTGCGTAATGAAAAACGTAGTAGGACGGATTATTAACGGAATTGGTGTCGTCGGATCGATTGGCGCGATTATGCTCGGACTCGCGTTCTTTATTCTCGCAGTTATTGACGCCGGCAATTCACTATCATTCCGTATCGTTATCGGATTGCTCGCAGTGGTCGCATTTTTACTCGGATTCTTCGAGCGCGACGAAAAGGAGGCGGACGATTCTGTCGAAGACAACGCAAACTAAGGCGCGCTATCTCGGACTCGACTTATCGTTATCGCCCGGCATCGCGGTAATCGACGTTAAAAACCGCATCCCATCGCTCGTATATGCGGATTCCGTCGCCACAACTTCGGACGATAAAGACGCGGAACGGTCAGCGGTAGTCCAGGCGTTCATTGCGCAGGCAATCTACGCATATAAGCCGTTCGATACGGTGCTGCGCGAAGACTTCACGTCCGGACGAAATAAACGCGCAACACAAACGATATTTAGCGCATGGTCAGCCGCAGACCGTGCGCTCCATACGTTCGGATACGCGGTCGATCCGGCGAGCTTAAAACTAGCGCCGACTACCGTTAAGAAACTCGTAGCAGGCAACGGTAAAGCGGAAAAGGCGGAAGTGGCGGCGGCTGTTACGCGGTTATTACGGTTGCCGGCGGATTATAAGTGGCGTACGGGCTACGATGACAGTGACGCGGCCGCTGTAATACTTGCGCATCTGATACGGAACGATCTTATAGACGGAGGGGTTGCGGAATGAACGATATCAACGTGGTGTTATGTGGTGATTCAGCGGAAGTATTGCGACAGTATCCGGACGGATTTTTCGATAGCGTGGTTTGCGATCCGCCGTATGGATTATCGAAGGAACCGAACATAACCGAAGTCCTGACGAAATGGATTGCGGGCGAGACGTACGACCACGGTAACGGCGGATTTATGAGTAAATCGTGGGATTCGTTCGTGCCGCATCCGGATTTATGGCGTGAGGTATTCCGCGTGTTGAAGCCGGGAGGCCACGCGCTGGTATTCGCCGGCACGCGTACGCAGGATTTAATGACGATTGCGATGAGGCTTGGCGGGTTCGAGATCCGCGACGTTATCGAGTGGCTTTATTTCAGCGGATTTCCGAAGAGTATGGACGTGGGGAAGGCGTTCGATAAGAGGGCCGGGATTCAAGGTGAACGCGTAGAGGCTGAAGGTGTCGGGTTTATGAACGCAGAGGGAAAAGGCGGGTATAACGTCACTTCTCACCGTATTCTAATGCCAGAAAGACAGACCGAACTCGCCCGCAAATGGGACGGATGGGGAACCGCACTCAAGCCCGCACACGAACCGATTATCGTTGCCAGGAAGCCACTCGCCGGGACCGTGGCGGAAACGGTTGAGAAGTATGGCACGGGCGCGATTAATATCGATGGGTGCCGGATTGGTCGCGCTGCGGGTGACCGTACGGAATACGGAAATTACCTCACAGCGCCGTCGAGCCTAACGGACAATGTGTAGGGTGAACGTAAGAGGATCGGATACGTACCGGACGAATCCGGTCGATTCCCCGCGAATTGCGTAACAACGGACGAGGACGCGTTCTACTCTTCGTACTTTAACGTAACGCCGCGCGAGGTCTGCAAAAAGGCGACTAAGACGGACAGAGGCGCAGGCAATACGCATCCAACCGTTAAGCCGACCGCACTTATGGCGTGGCTCGTGCGCTTGGTAACGCCGCCGGGTGGAACCGTTCTCGATCCGTTCGCCGGTTCCGGCAGTACGTTAGTCGCCGCCAAGCTCGAAGGCTTCGGATATGTCGGAGTTGAACGCGAGCCGGAATACGTTGAGATAGCGAGGTCGCGAACGGCATGACTAACGAACGCCTCGCCGCCTATCTACGCATTGAGCGCGCCAATATCGAATATATCCTGCGCATCAAATACGAAGACATAGCGATACTTAACGAAAGAAAGGCGCAGATTGAGCGCCAACTACAAAAATACGAAACGGAGCGATGACTTATTACGCAAACTAACCGCCTTCTTACCGATTCCTTTATCGAGCAGTATCCGGACTTTCCTGCGGAAATGAATCCGCTTGGCCAGTTCGTATATCTGCGTACGTACTCGCGCTGGCTGCCCGAAAAGGGCCGGCGTGAGACGTGGCGCGAGACTGTCCGCCGCGCTACGGAATATAACGTTAGCCTAGGCGTTAAGCATATGGACAAAATCGGATATGGCGCAGATATCGAGTGGCACCGTAAGGAGGCGGAATTGCTTTTCGATAATATGTTCCATTTGCGCCAATTCCTATCGGGGCGTACGTTGTGGGTCGGCGGCGCGGAGAACGGAGTGGCGGAGAAATATCCACTCGCGAACTTTAACTGCAGCTTCGTCAATATCGCGGCATGGTCGGATCTCGGCGACTTGTTTTACTTGCTCATGGTCGGTACCGGCGTAGGATTTAAATGTACGAAGGAGATGGCGGCTAATCTCGCACCGATCCGTACGAATACAACGCTGCTCCACTCCGACTATGAACCGGTGCCTAAGTCGGCACGCTACGAGCGCACGCAATTCCGCGACATGACGAATGGATACGCGAAGATTTACGTTGGCGATTCGAAGGAAGGCTGGGTCGAATCCTTGCGCCTATACCTCGATATCTTAACGCAGACTAAGTACGAGCACATTCACACGGTTAAGATTTCGTACAACTCCGTACGGCCGAATGGCGAGCGCCTGGCTACATTTGGCGGCACGGCATCCGGTCCGGAACCTTTGCGTGAGATGTTTGAAGGGATAAACCGCGTATTGAAAAACGAAATTGATCCGTCATTGGCTCCATTGAAATATGCGTCAGCCAAGTATGCGGAGGTAAACGCAGACGGGGAGACGTTTACCGACTACGAACCGCCTATCGTATACAAGCGCGTCCGTCCGATTCATATTCTCGATATCGGAAACCTTATCGGAAATAACGTTGTTGTCGGAGGTGTGCGCAGGACAGCCGAAATATTCCTGATGGATGCGGACGATTACGAATGTATCTTCGCCAAATACGGAATCAACGGAATCTGGAATGCGGAGCAGCACGCGAAGGTAATTGCGAAGACTCGTGCGCTCGGACTCGAAAAGGAAGCGCAATTCCTCGATAGCCTGGCGTTAAATGATCCGAATGTGCGTCCGCTGCACCACCGCCGCATGTCTAATAACTCGATCGCGTTTGAGGCGAAACCATCGCGCGAACAATTAAACCTCGCGTTCGAGATGATGCAGGCGGAAGGTGAGCCGGGCTTCGTTAACTTGGAGGAAGCGCGTAGACGGCGACCAAATGCGGAAGGGTTGAACCCCTGCGCCGAGATACTCCTCGACAGCTACGGCGTCTGCAACTTGACCACCGTTAACATGACGGCGTTCGTTAAAGGCGGCGATTTCGATTACGAGGGATTGTACGAAGCACAGCGCCTATCAGCTCGCGCCGGCATGCGTATGACACTCGCAGAATTAGAGCTACCGCACTGGAACGCGGTTCAACAACGCGATAGACTGCTTGGTACATCGTTAACAGGCGTTAAGGATGCATTTGCTGCGGTTAAGTTTGGCGATGAGATAGAGAGCGTAGTCCTCTCCGTTCTCGGCGACCAGGCGCGCCAAGAGGCGGACGACTACGCCAAGAAACTCCGCGTATCATCGCCACTACTCGTCACAACGGTTAAACCGGAGGGCACGATATCGCAAGTAGCCGGCGGAGTATCATCCGGTCTCCACTGGTCGCATTCTCCGCATTACATCCGCCGCATCCGTATTAACGCGTCCGACCCGTTAGCACGCGCCGTAATTGATCTCGGATGGACCGTTAATCCCGAAGTCGGAACGCCAGGCGATACGCACGACGAGCGCATGGCTAACGCACGCACACTCGTCATTGAGTTTCCGGTCGCATCAGGCGCCAAGGAAACGAAGGACGACGTATCAGCCGCACGCCAACTCGATACGTACTTCGCATTCCAGCGCCATTATACGGAACACAACTCGTCAAATACGATAACGGTGCGGCCGGATGAATGGGCGGAAGTCGAGCGCATTGTTTACGATAAATGGGACGAGTTCACGGCGGTATCGTTTCTGGCGCTAGATGGCGGCTCCTATACGCTCGCTCCGTACGAGGCGATTACGCGCGAAGAATACGAGCGGATGGCGGGTTCTATGGCTCCGTTTGATCCTGCGATTCTGCAACGTTATGAAACAACGGGGCTTTCCGATTTGGAAGGCGCGGATGGATGCGAGGGCGGCGCGTGTCCAATACGATAGGTAACGTTAAGGAGGCGGAGAAATATTTCCGTCTCCTTTTTCGTTTAAAGTGTACGACCGCCAAAATCACCGTAGATAATACAGTATAGGACGGAAGCAATCCGAATTAATTAGCGCAAAAGTGTGCGAAATGTATTCGGCGTCCGTCGAAGTAGTTGAAAGGCGCAAATGAGCGCCAACTAAACGAAGGAGGTTACGCAATAATGCCACTGCCGAAAGATTCGCTATTTTTCGGATTCGCACCGCGCTTGACCGACGAACAGCGGACGTATGCTGACGCAATGTTCGACCGCCAGCTTACGATCGTTAACGCGCCATCCGGTACCGGTAAGACGACGCTCGCCGTTGCGGTTGCGAAAATGCTCGGCAAGCCGCTCGTCTACGTATTCAGTCCGGTCGAGGAGGGGCGCATGGGATTCCGGCCGGGCACGCAGCGCGAAAAGGAAGCCGCCTATATTACGCCGCTGACCGATGCGCTGTATGAAATCGGCGAGAATCCAGCGAAGGTCATTTACGATCCGGAGAATATGGAGGCGCAGAAACGCGGCGATGTTTGGGTATATCCGATGTCACACGTATTTGCGCGCGGCATGAATCTTAAGGGGAAAACGGTCATCATCGCGGAGGCACAGAATTTTACGCGCGGCGAACTCAAAAAAGTTTTAACAAGGTTGCATGACGACTGCCGCGTGATAATCGAAGGACATACGGAGCAATGCGACTTAGCCGACGTTAAGAAGTCCGGATTCGCGCCGTATATCGAACATTACCGCAAAGAACCGTACGCGACCGTATGTGAGCTAACGGTTAACTTCCGTGGTAAGTTGGCGCAACATGCGGACCGGCTGGCGTGGTAAACGAAAGGGGAGCGCAAATTGAATGATAAACTAACGCAAATATTCGCGATGCAAAAAGCGCTAGACGACCGCATCATATCCGAGCGCGCTATCGATAAGACGGTCGAAGAATGGGTTATCGGAATCACACTCGCGATGGAATCGGAAATAGACGAGATCCGACGCGAAGTTAACTGGCGTTGGTGGAAGAATCCGAAGCCAATCGATATGGCGGCGCTGCAGGAGGAAGTGATTGACGTATGGCATTTCCTTGTCAGCCTTTCGGATAAAGTCGGACTGACTGCGGAAGATGTGTACGCCGTCTACTGCGCAAAGAATGCGGAGAATCATGCGAGGCAGGACGGAACGGGTACGAAGGAGGGGTATCGGTGAGAACTCAAGTTGACTATTCGCGGAAACAGCAAGTGTACGCAAAGGTTACGAAAGAGACTTCGGACAAAGTGCTAATTGCGTACTCCGACACAGAGAACGCGGTGGACATAATATTAAACCAGGAACAGGCTGTTATTTTAGCAATAAACATCTCTCAGCGCGTTGACATTAATAAATACCAACGCCTAATAGAAGACTCGGGCATCTCCATTAAGAAGGAGGACGAAAATTGAACGTTAAACTAATCGCCCATACTGAGTTATCAGACGATTTCAGATACGCATTGCCGGACGAATGTTTCGATGACTACTACGAAAATCCTTCGTATAATCACCGCGCCGCCGTCGCACTAACCGCAATCCGTACGTGTTACTCTCCGCTTAAGCCAACGGAAATCGTCGCAAAGGAAGGCGCCAAGTATTTCGGTAACGCGGCGTCAGATGGCGAAGGCGGTACGGATGCCGACCGGTTGTTCCGCCACATCATCCGCAGCAAACACGTTTCTACTCTGGAACATTTGACGTACACATTCGCAATCGAAGGCGTAAGTCGCGCGCTCCTGGCGCAGCTCACACGCCACCGCCACCTATCGTTCAGCGTGCAGTCACAACGTTATGTACGGATGGGCAGCGCGGATAAGATTGGCGGATTCAATTACGTGACGCCTGCGAGCGTACATGGCGGAGATAAGACCGTCGACTATTACGAAAGTTATACGCAATGGTTCGGACTTAAGCCGGATACGACTGCGCAGGAGATATTTGACGACGCGATGGTTGTCGCGCAAGAGACTTACGATAAACTGCGCAAAGCCGGAGTCCCGCCCGAAGACGCGCGCATGGTCCTGCCGAATGCCGCCGCCTGTAATCTCGTCATGACCGGAAACCTCCGCACGTTCCTCGATTTCTACGCGAAGAGACGGCCGGGCCAAGGAGCGCAGCACGAGATAGCGGATTTGTCCGTGAAGATCCGCGATGAAATCGTAAAGGTAGACGCTTGGCTCGCGCCATACTTTAGCGATAAGGAGGCGAAGTAACTTGCGCATTCAAGGTAAAACGTGGCGCATTGTCACGCATAATCCGTACAAAACCGAAGACGTGCCGATAGACTTATACCTACTCGCTATCTGCGACGGAAACGGCGACATATCCGACTATGTAAGTTCCGGGCGGCCTCGTACGTATCGCGTATACGGAAGCCTGGAAGAATGCCGCAATGGAATCCGCGCCTGCAAACGAAAATATAAAGGAACCCTCCGTCCTGTACGAATATTAACCGGAGAGTTCATAGAGGAGGCGAAGTAACTTGCGCATATCCAACGAATTAGACCACGCCGCTTACGCGTTCGAAATCTACGGACACCAACTACGCTGCATCAAATCGCGCGATAACGAATTTGTCCGCGTAGGCGACGTATACGACGCGACGATACTCGGACGGGCGGAACTACGGGAGGCGCTCGTCATCAGGAACGGAAAGGAGGCGGTTTAATCCGAATAATCAACGTAATAATCAGCGTTAGCCTAGCGCTCGCCTTGAGCGTAATAAACGCGCCAGAAACGACGCCGACTCCGCTAACGTCCGCTGAAACAAGAACGGATAACACAGGTAATTATCCGTTCCAAAGTGCGTATCAGCGGAATAAGGCGGAGGAATCGGAGTGGCGCACGTTCGAGGCAACCGCGTATATCGCGCTATGTGATACCGGATGTACCGGAATTACCGCAACCGGACTTGATGTGCGCCAACACATCGAAGTTGACGGACGTAGAGTATGCGCAGTTGATCCGGCGGTTATTCCGTTAAGCACAGCGTTAACAATCCGACTGGCTGACGGAAGTGAAATCGCAGCGATAGCGCTCGATACAGGAGGCGCGATTAAAGGGCGCAAAGTTGACGTATTAATGGCGCGTGAGAGTGACGCGTGGGATTTCGGAAGGCAAGCGGTAAGTATAAAAATTGACGAATAGGGAGCGGATTAAATGAGCGGAAATATTACGGTATTAAAAGACGAATCACTCGGCGGGCTTTTACGTGAGTATCGCGAGGTTAAACGGAAGGCGTGCGTTGGTGAACTCGCTAAGATAGTCGGCACAGCCGGGCACAATTTCGAAGTAAACGATATAGTGACCGCGGAATCGCTAGACGGGCGGATAGCTAGTGGCGTGATGTTTAAGCGCGAGGACGGAGAGGCGCAATTGTTGTCGCACAGGGACGGTGATTACGTAGTCCTCGAAGCCTCTGATATCCTGCGTATCAACTCCGAGCGCCTTCGCATGGTCGATCGCAAGGCCGCGGTGGGCGAGCGCATTGTCATGACGAAGAGCGGTTTTAAATTCGAAGCAGGCGAGATAATCACCGTTCATCCAGGCGCGAATATTCGCGAAGGATTTATCGCATTTGCAGACGGAGAATATGGAACAGGAGGCGGAGAGTTCCGCGTACTCGAACCGATTAAATCCGCCCCACTATCCGCACAGCCTCCGCTTGACCAAGTCGCCGCAACGATTAGCGCTCTGCAGACGCAGATTAAGGCGCTGGAATCACGCGTAACTGCGCTAGAAAAGAAGCCCGCCAAAGTCGTAGCTTCCGGTCCCGTTGACGATGCGCTGCCGAGTTTTGCGATTCCGCGCGCTAAGACGCCGCAACAACTCCGCGATGAAATCGTAGAGCGTGCGAAGGCTGACGTTAAGGCGCTGCTCGACCGAAATTACTACTTCGGATACAATCCGACTATTTGGTTTACGGATAGAGACGGATCTTCAATAACGGATAAATGCGATTTCATCGTTAATCGCGATAAGCGTACGGTTGTGGCGCTGATTAGCGTAATTGACGGAAAGCCATTCCGCAAAGGTGTCGCCAAATGCGCACCAAACGACGTATTCAACGCACATATCGGACGAGCTATCGCGTTGCGTCGTGCGCTTGGTCTCGAAGTGCCGGCGGAATACTTGCGCGTGCCGAATCCGGAGGAGCCGCGCGTGGGTGACGTTGTGTTCTGCCACGGTCTAGGCGACGTTTTCTCACTTACCGGTACGCTCACGAAAAGAGCCGAAGAGTTTGACGGATCGCATTTCGGAGAAAACGCATTCTACTGGTCTAAGGGCGGATGGATTGCGGACAAACAATATCGCATCATCGAAGACAGCCGCGAGGAGGTGGCGAAGTAATGGACGTATTTATCATCGTCGACCGCCGTACGGGAAAGTTGACGCATAGTCGCGCCCTCTATACCGATTTAACTAACGCAAAATCAGCGCTACGTCGCTCTTACGGAGATTACGCTAAATTGTTTTATATCGCGAAAGTGTCCGGCAGTCTGACGCCAGTTACAGCGGTAGACGAAAACGGTAAATGGGCGGAGGTGGGCGCCGAATGACGCTCCCTAACATCGCGCTAACCGGACGCCTGCGCTCCGGCAAGAACGCGGTCGCCGATTATCTCACGGCTAACTACGGCTATACGCAGTTTGCGTTCGGCGACGCGCTCAAGCGCCATTATCACGATATATTCGGCGAGACGGAAACGAAGCCGCGCGAAGGTTACCAGTCGTTCGGGCAGTTCTGCCGCCAATACGATCCGGAAATATGGCTGCGCAAGTGTTTTGACTTTATAGCCGCGTTCAAATATGCGATAGATAGCGGAGTTTACACGCCGTGGCCTAACGCCGTCATAACGGACCTCCGCCAGCCAAACGAATTTGACCGCTGCCGCGCGGAAGGCTACGCCATCATACGCATAACCGCACCGGAATGGCTGCGGATTGATCGCGCGGTAGGAAGCAAGGATACCTTCACTTTAGCGGAACTAACGCACGACACCGAAAGCCACGTCGATACATTTGCGGTCGACTACGAAATCGTTAACGACGGCACACTCGCGGAACTATACGCGAAGATTGACGCGATTATAGCGGAGATATCACGCAATGACTCCGCTTGAGATATCGCATATGTACGATGAGATTATCGCAAAGGCGGTCGATGAGGCGTACGAACGCGGTTATCAGCGCGGCTATACGGCGGGCAGGCTCGGATTAGAGGCGCCAGAAACACCGCTATCCTCCGCGCTAAACAGCAGCCAGCCGTCTTGCTCCGACACAAATACGTAGCGGCGCGCCTCTTGCGGAATACGCGTCTTACGGTAAAACTGCGCTGCCGATACGTAGCCGCGCTTATCAACGTTGGCTGCGGTCGGATCGGCGCCATTATCCGCGAGTCTTAGCGCAATTACCTTCGCGCTGTGATCGTAGCCGAGCGCGACGCGGTTGCCGCTGTCCAGTCCGTACATGGCGATAATGTCGGCGGACAGGCGTAGGCGGCGCTGGCTATCGGTCGCGACGAATAAGTTAACGAGCGGAATAACTTCGATATTATACACGTTATCACTCCTTATAACGATAATTATACGCAAATTGTACGGAAAGTAAACGATATGGAGGCGGTTTAATGAAACTACAGCAGGTTGGTTTTATCTCGTCTAACACGCAGGGAAACCGGGTTTACCACTCGCAAGGATTATCTGCGACCATCGCCAGTCAAACGGGGGGACTTGGAGGTAGTGGTGCCGGTGTTTACTTAGTTGACGAAAGTGCGGGAGGCTATGACTTCGCAAATAAACATATTAAGGACGTGGAGCCAATCGAGAAAATATCGTTTAAATATATCGAATTGTTTGCGGGGATTGGCGGATTTAGGTCAGCGCTTGATCGGTTAGGTGGCGAGTGCGTATTCGCGAGCGAGATTGACCCGTTCGCGACGCGAGCGTACAAAGCACTATATGACGGAGCGCCAGAACTGCACGGAGATATTACGCAGATTGATGCGCAGGAAGTACCGGATCATGACGTACTGGTCGGCGGTTTTCCATGCCAGGCGTTCTCAGTCGCAGGACAGCGTAAAGGGTTCGAAGATGCACGCGGTACGTTATTCTTCGAGATTGCACGCATTGCTTCCGCTAAACAGCCGCGATTGATGTTGCTTGAGAACGTGAAGGGGTTATTATCGCATGACGGCGGTAAGACGTTCGAAACCATGTGCGCCATTCTTAACGATATTGGTTATGCGATTGATTTCCGTGTTCTTAACTCTAAGCATTTCGGAGTTCCGCAGAATCGCGAGCGTATCTTTATCGTTGCGGAACTTGACGCTGAACATGTGGATTGGAATGTCACAGGAAACGACGTAGTTGCGAAGGCTAAACGCAGGGTACAGGCGCTTGATGTGCGTACGTTTAACTTCGATTGGCCGGAGAATAACGAAGTGACGACGCGACTGAGGGACGTACTAGAGACGCAAGTTGACGAGAAGTATTATCTGAGCGAGGAAAAGACGTCGAAGTTAATTGCGCAGCTTAACGAAAAGAGTACGCCTTCTTCTAAGTCTGACGACATTGAATGGGTAGGCTCGATTCATCCAGAAAAAGACGACTATTATATGGAAGTGTACGGAGTAATGGGCGTTGGGGGAATTAGCCGTACTCTACTGACGATGCAAGGCGGTGGGCGTGAGCCGAAGATTGTGGAGCCTGTCGTAATGCGCGTCGGAAATACAAATCCGTCTGGTAATGGAATGAACGGAAATGTGTTCGACTCAAACGGATTATCACCTACATTGACGACTAATAAGGGCGAAGGCGTGAAAGTAACCGAAGAAGTCCGCGCAGTTCTAACGCCAGATCGTGAAGAAAAGCGCCAAATGGGGCGTCGATTCAAAGAAAACGACGAAGCCGCGTTTACCTTAAATACACAGGACAAGCACGGGGTCGCCATCGGCAGTTATCCGCGATATCGAATCCGTAAGTTAACTCCGCGTGAATGTTGGCGATTACAGGGATTTACCGACGCGCAGCATGACACAGTAATGGACGCAGGAATTAGCGATAGTCAGCGTTATAAGCAATCAGGTAACGCAGTGACGGTTAACGTTATTCATGCGATAGGTATTCCGTTAGCCAAGCGATTAAAACAGGAGGAGGCGGTCACTATTGGGTAAAGCTTCCCGCGCCAGATGGGACGGAAATGTCCGCTCAATGGCGATAATCGCAAAGCCACGCGACCAAATAACAGCGGAAGACATCGCCTTCCTCCGCGAAAACTATACGTCAACAGGCGGACTACTGCCGAACGCTTACGCCGGCGGCGCTTTCTATACGCCGACACACGTTGCGCGCTTCGTTATTGAAGCGTTGTGCGGCTTAAATGGCGGCACATTTGCGTCAGGCTCACGCTTTCTCGAACCGTCCGCAGGTTCCGGCGTATTCATCGAACATTTACCGGATGACGCGGAAATCATAGCGCTCGAACTCGATGAGACTAGCGCAACCGTAACGTCGCTATTGTATCCGCACGCTAACGTTATACAGGGCGATGCATTCCGCCATGATCGCCGCGACTATTACGATTATGTAATCGGAAATCCTCCGTACGGCGTCACTATCGATATCGCTGCGGAAGATGTGCCGGACGAATACGCGACTCTTTCGAAAAAGAAAGGCGGACGGCTCGGCGGAAAGTCGGAGGTTGCGTTTATTGAACTCGCGATTAAGGCAGCGAAACCGGGCGGTTATATTGCGTTCGTGCTTCCGCTCGGCCTAAACTACGCCAACTATGCGGAAAAGGTTCGGCGCTTACTTTATGAAACGTGTTGGCACGTTGCCACGATCGGATTGCCCGGCGAAACCTTTGCGCTAACCGGAACGACGATTCAAACGCAGATTCTTATCGTACGCAAGGCGCCGCCCGGTACTCCGCTAATTCCTACGGTCGAGAAGCGTTGGGGATCTAATTTTAAGCGCGGCGGCTACGATGATATAACTGACTTTGACGCCAAGTTTCTCGCGGGACAGGCGCCGTCTTACTTTGCGCAAATAACCGATATCGGATATGACGCTAAAGGCGCGCCAACGCCTTCGAAGTGGGATGATGGGCTAACGCAATTAGACGAGCTGGTCGACGACTTTACCGATACGTTAGTCCGCGAAAATTTGTATCCGCATATTCCGTCGTGGCATAGCGTTAAGGACGTTAGCGCGTTCATGTTTCAGCACGCGAATAATAACGGAGACGGATACCGTGAGGCGAGCAGGACGTATGCGGAGGGATCATACCGCTGGAACGAGTTAACGCTCGGGGCCGGCGCGGAGATAGAGTGGCGTGGTGAGTCGGTAAGTACGTTTGACTTTGAATGGCAGGATCGGATAGTTAGCGATTATTATGCGGAACTTGCACAACAGGTAAGCGTGAGTTCTAGCGAAATGGAGGCGGTTAGTTGAATATTGCGGAAATGCAGCGCAAGTATATCGCCCACTTTATTGAGCGCAGTGAGACGCTAACCGAGGCGGAGGCGCGTGACTACTTAGCGTATCTAACCGAAACGCCAGACGCAGCCTTCAGGGAACGGAGAGTCGTACAGCTCGAACGATATCTACGTAACTTAGAGCTTGCAAAAGAGGCGGACAAGGCCTCAGAGGAGGCGTGGATGGCTAAGGCGCGTGAAGTCGTCGCTATAAAGGAGCGATGGGAAGCGCTTGGCGCAACGTGGACAGAGCGGCATGATTGCGGTGTTGGTATAACGATATGGACGCTGAATGGCACTGAATTAATGCGGAGGCTGACGGGGACGACGTTAGATGAAGAGTTAGAGTCGGTCCGCAAGGCAGACGCAAAACTAACGGAAGAGGTGACGCCATAATGGGCGCAGTTAAAACGGACATCGAAAAGGGCGCGCGAGCCTACGAAATCAAATACTGCCTCGATGACGCAGCCGGCGTCAAGGCGCTATTACGCGATCGCCACCGCATTAGTTCCGCACGATTCCGCGGCGACTACGCGGCCAGCGATATTCTCATCGATTTAAACAGCGCTATCTATAACGCCGGCCTAACGGAGCGCCAAACGGAGGCGATTGCGTGGGTGTATGGCGCCGACATTACGCAGGCAAAGGCGGCGGAGATTATGGGGGTTGCGCGTCAGAACGTAGCCGGCGCAATTGACCGGGCAGCCGAAGCGATTGCGGAAGTGTACAAGCGGTGGGAATACGGAGAGGTTAGCGTAGAATACGACGGACTTACGGAGGACAGCGAATGATAACGGAGAGAGACGAACATAGAGGATGGCGCATTAATCCCGCAAGTGGTGAAAGGGAGCCGGTATACTCCGATTACCCAACGGAGGGCTTCGATATGGCTCTTCTCTGTAAAGACGGTGACGTAGAGTTTTATCAAGTCGCTGATTACGCGAATAAACGGCGTATATACAGTATCTTTGTAGACGCAGAGTGGCGATTAAGTACGTCAGACAGAAGTGAAGCAGATGCAGCCTACGAAAAGGCGAAGAGAGGAGAGCTTTAGTGGGAAATGTATTCTATCAATTTCAAGGGGACTATAAACAGCAGCTCATAGATCATGTACGACTACTCTCTTACTTGGTTAATAAGTCGAACACAACATATGCGCAGAGGATGCTCAAAGTCACAGACCTCACGGATGCATATATAGCCCAGACAGGGACGCGCCCAGAATCAGCGCAATTAGACAGACTTAGTGACTTAGTGATGTTCAGCGATCTTCGAGACAAAAATCCCCACAAATCTACGCAAGGGGAATATCCGATACTAAGTCATAAGCAACTAGACCGCCGCAGATTCGGAGGACGCGGAAACGATACTAATATGATAGGCGAAACATCGTTAGAAAAGGCGGAACATGTCGGTGTTGATGGAAGAGATTACCGCTATCCGAACAGGCGAGAGCGTACAATAGACGAATTAATTTACGTAGATGCGACCGCTAAAATACGAAACGAAGAACGAAGCCTACAATATAAAAAAGACACAGCGGCCGGAAAATTAGTGAGGTATAACTTACACGACACAAACGGAGAGTTAACAGAACCATTCGTAAAATGTCGCAGTATTAAATATCGCGCTGTTCCGGAATATTACCGTTAAACGATTAGGCGCCAGAAATGGCGTCTTCTTTGCATTAGGGTAGTTAAAATAAATGCTTTACATATAAATAATTACATGCTATAATGGAAATATAAAGAAAGGGGAGGTAATCAAAATGAACGTAATGACAGTGGCTTGGAAGATTGCAAGAAGAGGCGCAACAATTTTCGGAGGATCGGCTAAGGATTATTTTGCGGAAGCACTGAAACAGGCGTGGACCAATATCAAAGCCGCTAAAGCACGCGTTACGTTCGAATTGGCTGCCGATACTCGTAAGACACGCACATGGCTGGCGCAAATCGTCGGCACGCATCCGGTTTATAAGTTAGAGCGCAAGTTTCTGAACGCAGACTATGCGAATGAAGATGGCGATAAAGTATTCCGTTTAAACAACGGATTTTACGAATACAACAACGGACGCGGCCGCGCTATTATCGAAGTGGCTAACGGTGAGTATCGCGTAGTTGAGCAGTCCGACGTATTGGCGGCGATTGCGTAATGGTCCGGAAACTAATCGATATTACAGGCGAGCGCTACGGCCGCCTTACCGTTATCAAAGAAATCGAGCGCAATAGATATACACGGCGATGGCTGTGCCGCTGTGATTGCGGAAATGAAGTGCCGGTTACAATGTCTAATTTACGCAACGGCCATACAACATCCTGTGGCTGCGCTCAACGCGAGCGGACAAGCGAGGCGAATCTCGACGATATGACCGGCAAACGCTTCGGCAAACTAACGGTAATACGGCGCGGCGAGACGGATAAACAGCGCCATGTACACTGGATATGCCGCTGTGATTGCGGGGAGGAAACGAGCGTCGATGCGCTAAACTTGCGCAATGGGACAACGAAATCATGCGGCTGTTTACGCGAAGAAAATGGCGTAGTGATGCAGACGTATAACGAAGAGAATTTGCGGATCGACGGCGTTATGACTCCGACACTTAAGCGCAAGGCCAGGCGCGATAATGAAACCGGTATTAAGGGCGTATCAATTCGGCGCAAAAAGGACGGCAGCGAAGTATATCGCGCCACTATACGCGTCAAAGGAAAGACGTACTATTTAGGCGAATATGCCACGATTGAGGCCGCGACCGCTGCACGGAGAGCTGGCGAACAGCGATATCACGCGCCATATATTGAGGCGTTAGGGGAGTGGAAAAATAACGATGACAAACGATGACATAAAACGCTGGATCAACGATAATCTCGTCATGCAGGATGAGGCACGCCAGATAACGGAACAGTCGGTATCGGCGTTTAATCAGTCCGTAACGGAAGGGCGAATTATTCCGTTTGCCGAGTTTGGATCGGCGCGGAAGACACGGCTATACTTGCGTTCGGATCTCGAAGAATATCGGAAAAATAAACGTCCACAACGATAAATACTACTTTACATATAATTAATTACATGCTATAATGGTATTAACAACGAGAGAGACTCGGATTAAGCAGCGCCAACAGGCCGGATATACCGGATGAGGACGAGGAGGATATTATCATGGAAGTCGTCAAAATCGAAGGCAAAACGATCACATTAATGCAGGACCCGTATATAGACGGTCCAATCGATGAGCGTCCGATATACAAAGCGCTCGGAGTTGATGAAGAAGGCAAAGAGTGTATTGTTGTGTGGCAAGTTGTTGATGGGTACGAAGAGATTACGGATGAGTCGAGTATGTGCGATTGGGAGAACCCTTCTGGAATTATGAAGTTTTAATCGAATAATAACGCAAGCGAGGCGCCGATAATGGCGTCTTTTTTCATGCTTAATCGTGCATTTTTAGGGTTTTCATGACTATATACAATGAAGAAGTAAGGCGCAAGGACTACGCACGTTCCGGGTAGACTCCGGACGATCCTGCGCTATTTTTATTTAGCGGAGGGATGACGATTGCTTAGCGCTGAACACATCGCATTTACCGGCACAGGCACCGCATACGACCCGGCAACAGGCGAAGCGCTCGTATTTGCGCCGGCTGAAACGCATAAAGTCGTTAACATTGCGCAGGCTGATGCGTATAAGGAGCGCGAACAAGCGAAGAAGAACGGCCGCGCTTCGGAATTTACGATAACGAATATGGATAATATCGACGAAGTAATCGAGCGTGTATCCGATAAACACTGCGGATATCTGCTGTATTTACAATGCTTCGTTAATTACGACGCGATACTCGCTAATGCGGACAAGACCGCCATGAGTCGCGAAGATATACGGCGCACACTCGACGTAAGCCGACCGACAGCAACGGAGTTTATCGCGGCTATGATCGAGAATGGCGTCATGTACGAAGATGGCGGACAATATCGTATGAATCCGCGTTACCATTTCCAGGGACGCACGGATAATACGCATATCGTCCGTTCTTTTGTTGCGAAGGTTAAGCGGCTGTACTCGGAGGTTAGCGCGAAGGATCTCGGCTTCGTATATAAGCTGCTGCCGCACGTTCATCTCGAAACGAATACGGTATGCGCGAATCCATTCGAACGCGACGTAGAGAATACGCTGCCGCTTACGAAAGAGGATATCGCGGCGCTAACGGGCGTTGACGCGAAGACGGTATACCGGAAGATGCGCGGACTTAAATTCGGGGATCAATACGTATTCGCCGAAGTCGTTTACGGGAATGCGCGCTACTACAAGGTTAATCCGTTCGTATTCTACCGCAAAGTCGGCACGCCTGACGCTACGCTGCGCGAAATGTTCTCGATAAGAAATAACTATCGGAAACGGCGTAAGTGATAGGCTAAAACTATCGGGCATTTTCTTTACAAAATCGCCGATCTATCGGGCATTTTCTTTACACGAGGAAAACGGAGGAAAACGGAGGATTTCGTAGGTAATCGAAGGAAACATAGTGATTTTTAGAATCGCGTTTTCAAATTATTTCTTAATCTTGTCCAATGCGAAAGGGGATACGCTATTATGGCGCAAAGATACGGTATTCAGATTACGGATGTTAACGGAGAGAATTACGTTTTGTTGGCGCAAGGTAAAGAGCGGTATCAAACGTTTAGTAGCTACGCAAAGGCTGACGATTATAATTACGAGTTTGAAGACGGATTGCCTGACGGAGTAAATAGCGCAGTAATAGCGCTGTAGATCGGACGAAAAGCACGTCCGACACTTCCGCCGCCTTCGGCGACGTCGTGTACTATATATTTTTGGCGCGTATTCTTTTAAGGTTAAAGATTCGCGGTCTAAATAATATAAGGTTCTGGACGGCAGCGCCGGACAGATGGACGAGGCGGTTTTCCTCGGACAAGCCTTTAAGGTTTAACATGAAGCATACTCAAAGAAGTATCTCATGTAGGCAAAACCCAAACCTTATTTATAACGCTAACATTAACGTTATCACTTGCGCGAGTAAGGAGCGTTTACCTGGCGCTCTTTACTACGCTGAATAAACGGAGGGATTGCGCTATGAAAGCGATAATTGACGGTGTACTAATCGAAGGAACACCGCAGGAGATTGCGTATTATGTTCTTAGACCGCAACACTCGGATTCACAATATAAAGGCGTTAACATCACGCAAGGTATAAGGAACGAAAGAGATCGACGCATTGCAGAACTAGCGTTTGGTGGGTCGCAGATTTAACGGAGGGAGGTGTGCGTTAATATGGCGAATATTACAGCGGAACAATACGTAGCTATCGAATGGTTATCGCAGCCAAAGAAAGGCGGAAAGACATTCGAAGAGATTGCGGCAATATGTGGTATTCATGTTAATACGCTTAAACAGTGGCGCAAGGATGCCGCATTTGATCGCGAGTTGAAACGCGCAATTATACGGAATAACAGCGATAAGTTGCCGGAGCTAGTCGAATCACTTGCGGATATTGCTATACGCGATGGAAACGCAGCTATGGCGAAGTTAGCGCTACAAGTTAACGATATGCTTACGGATCGCGTAGAGGTTGACGCTAAGAATGCGGAAGGCACCGATTTAGAGGCGCTTAAGTTGCGTATACAGGCGTTGAAAGGGACTGCGGACAGTTGACGTTTATTTCGCGTATATAATAGTAGCGATTTATTTGCGGATGTGTCCGAAGGTGTCCGATTCACCTGCCGCAAGCCTCTGGCGGACAGCCCCTCCGAAATTTTTCAGAGAGGCGTTTTCCGCCGATTTACCTCGCGAATTAGCGTAGATTTGCTGATTCCGGTCATTGCGGCTACTTCGTTATAGGAATGCGCGTCTAAAAGCGCTATTGCGTGATCCATTTGTTTCTTCGTATAAGCACGCGGACGGCCTTCGGTGAATCCGTCTTTCTGGCGCGCAATCGCCTTGCCTTCCTGCGTACGTTCTACGATTAGATCGCGTTCAAATTCAGCGAATGCGCTGAATATCGTGAGGATTAGGCGTCCAGTTACGGTGTTTTCGATAACGCCCATATTGAGTACGTTAATCTTAACGCCGCGTTCGTACAGCTCCTTAACGGTGGTAATCGCGTCAACAGTCGAACGGGCAAAGCGGTCAACCTTCGTTACGATTAGCGTATCGCCCGATTGCAAAACGGAGAGCAGCTTCGTAAACTCTGGCCGATCCTTTTTCGTGCCCGTATGCTTCTCCGCGTATATTATTTCGGCACCGTTCTCTTTAAGCTGCGCAATCTGTGCGCTTAAATCCTGTCCTAACGTTGATACGCGAGCATAGCCGTAAATCATGCGAACTACCCCTTTCGATTGTGACACTAAGTTTTGACACCGTTTCATACCTTGATAATACGCTATCTCTTTTGCGGTGTCAATACCTTCAAGATACGACACCGACGGTTGACTACGATAGTACGAACGCGGCATGGGGCGGGGGTACCTTACGAAAAGTTAGCGAATCAGGCGCCAGAGAAATCCGCGTATCAAAAATAACGTTTGACTTTTCGGAGTCCGACGCAAGCACGTATGCCCTACGCCAAATCTCACCGTTGATTTAGGCGTTTTCGCCGTGCGGAAGTATAAACGCTCATCCAACGCAAAATAACGCAAAGTCAACGCTCAGATTTAGCGGAAGGGAGGCGATGTCAATCGCATGGGTAAATAATCGCTGGCTCAAGCGGCCGGAACGCGAGGCGGAAATTCACCGGTTAAGGACGCTGAGAGACGCAATATACGACGAGGAGGCGGGCACCTTTAAGATTGACATAACGCTGCTCCCTCCGGATGATCTGCGTATTATTGACGAACAAATGTCCGAACTCGAACGCCTGGAACGTATAAATAACGCCGAGAATGATCTACTCTACTTTTGTTACGAATATTTCGGCGACTACTATAACGCGGATAACGACGGCAACTGGATACCGATAGAAATCGAACACGCGCCGCAGTTCCACCGCGAGATATGCGAAATCATGAACGGAGTCACTAACGATAAGGTTGCGGTGGCGGCGCCGCGTTCACACGCAAAGTCATCGTTCTTGTCGAAAGGTAATCCGCTGCATGAAATCGTATATAGGCGCCGCAAATACGTAATCATTATATCGGAGACGCCAACGGTAGCGACCGGTAACCTCGATTGGCTGGCGCTGCAACTCAAGTCTAACGCTAAATTGCGCGCGGACTTTGGACCGCTATTATCCGTTAAGCAGCAGGAAAATCCGAAGGATAACAGTTCGGAATTTATCGCATGGGAACCGCGAGAGGGCGGCGGTCAGCGACTACTTGCGCGAGTAGAAGCGGCATCAACGGGACAGGCGCTTCGTGGACGTAACTGGAACGGCGTGCGGCCGGACTTGATTATATGCGATGATCTCGAAGGTAAAAAGAATACGAATACGGATCTACTGCGCCAGGAAATGCGCGATTGGTTTACGCAAGTAGTCGTACCACTCGGCGATCCGGCCGGCAAGAAGACCGCGCTAATCTACATGGGAACGATGGTTCACCACGATTCCTTACTGCGCTACGTAATGGAAAGCCGCTCGGACTTTAAGACGCGGTTATTTCGCGCCGTTATCCAGTGGCCGGCGCGTATGGATTTGTGGGAAGAATGCCGCCAGGTATATACCGACCGCGATAATCCTGACCGTGCCGAAGCTGCGGAAGAGTTCTATCACGCAAATAAGGCGGAAATGGACGGCGGCTCGATCGTATTGTGGCCGGAAGTGCAGCCGTTATGGACGCTAATGACGTGGAAATGGAACAACGGTTCGAAGGCGTTTAACACGGAGTATATGAATAATCCGGTTGACGAGGAAAACATGATATTCAATCCGGCGAACTTTACGTATTGGGACGATAAAGTGCGCGAGATTATAAACGAATACCCGCGGCGCAACCATGACGAATACGAAATATCGCTCGGCGTCGACTTCGCACTCGGTAAGACTCGCGGAGACTATTCCGCAATTACCGTCGCGGCCAAGCACCGCAAGACCGGAACAATTTACGTTATCGACTCGTACGGTGAGCGCATCCATCCGGACAAGTTTATCGCAGTCATAACGGAAAAAGTACTTCGCTGGCAGCCGGACATTATCGCGGCCGAGGCGCAAGCGGCGCAGGAGTTCTTCGTCGATACGTTGGCGAAGGAATTGGCGCGCGTAGGATATCCGGCACATTCACGATTGAAGAAGGTACATCAGCGGTCGCGTAAAGAGATGCGTATCGAAATGTTGTTACCGCTAATAGAAAGCAAGGAATTACAGTTTAGCCGCAAACACGCGCTATTACTCGAACAGTTCGAATTATACGGAACAGGAACGCACGATGATCTGCCCGATAGCTGCGAAATGGCCGTATCCGCGCTGAAACAGATGACGGTAACGGTACGCAACACACGCAAACGAACACGATAACCCAACGAAAGGAGGACGCACATGTTAACGAAATTTATACCGTACTCGACGATAAGCCAAGACGTATACGAGCGCTTAATATTCTCTCCGCTGCAGCAAGCGTTAGGCGCTACGACGTGGCAACGGATTAACCGCCAATTACGCGATTACGAGTATTACGGCGGCAAGCAACACGTTAATCCGGAAACGGGCCAGCTCGTAACTGCGGAAGATATGCCGCGACCGCCCGGACTCGATTACGATCCGACGCGATTCCCGACGAACTATTTTAAATCGTTTATCGATAAAAAAGCGCGCTGGCTAATGGGCGGACAGCACGGCATAAACGTACCGACTCCGCAAGAGCCGACGCCGGAACAAGCGCAAATGGCGTCCGCATATGAGGCGCTTCTTTACCAGTTGTGGCGCGAGAATAAGATGCGCACGGCATTAACGCGAGCAGCACGCGATTACCTTATCGCACGCCGAGTCGTATGTAAAATCGTATTCGACGTAAATAGCGGTAAACTCCGGTGGGTATGGCGTCCTGATGCGGAGTTTGTGCCGGAGTACTCTGACGCAGACGCAACGTTAATGAACGGTGGACACTTTATAACACAAATCGAAGAAGACGGGCGTACGCTCATCCACAAGGAATCGTTTACGCTCGAAAATGGCGTCTGCTATTACGATGACGGAATTTACAACGAGGCACTCGAAAGGTTAGACAAGAATGAGGACGGATCTAAAAAGAAACCTATACCGATGGGCCTCGACTTCCTACCGATCGTAACGTTCGCGGTGCCAGGACTTTCCGGTGAGGAAATGGATACGTCCGAAATCGAAGCGATGCGCGCCGTTACCGACCGTTTGAACGCGATGAATGAAGACGCAGCCGATTCGCTTAAATTCGAAATGTTCGCAATGACGGCCTTTTTAAATGTACCGCCGGGAACAGCCGATAAGGTGCAAATCGCACCAGGCGCAAGTCTCGAAGTTGTTGCGGGACACAATAGCGACGTTAAACCGGACGTCAAACGGATTGAGGGAACGTTCTCGTGGTCGGCGGCATTTGACGCGCAGTATTCGCGTTTGAAGGCGGCATTACACGAAATCACTTCGTTACCTAACGTTGTGCCGCAGGAACTTAACTTCGGCGGATTAAATGGCGATGCGCTACACGTATTGTTCCAGTCGATTATCCAGGAGACGGAAGAGCACTGGTTAGAGTGGCAGGACGGACTCCAAGAGCTTCACGAAAAGTCTATACGTTATCTACAGGCGCGGGCTAATCGCGCTGTTTTTGCGTACGACAAAACGGTTATACGCTCGATTACCGACTACACTAACGAAATTAAATTTGTGCTTCCATTGCCGGACAACCGCGCATCACTCGTCGAATTGTTATCGCTGGAAACCGCGAATGGATTCGAATCTATCGCGGGCGCAATGCGTAGGCTCGGCGTTGAAAATGTCGCCGCTAAGAAGGCGGAAATATCCGAAGAAACAGCGGCAAACAGAGCCGTAACCGATCCGTATCAATCTGCGGAATAATGTCCGCACGACCGACGTCACGTCGTTAAACTGACGGTCATTTAACGCTATAGTCGACGGACTTTAAACGGAGGTATTGCGATGAAACAACGATTTAGATTGCCGCTAAACTTACAACTATTTGGCGAAGGAGATCCGGCGGACACTGATACGCAAGACACACCGCCTAAGAAAGTCGAGCTTACACCGGAACAGCAGGCGGCGGTTGATGCGCTAATTAAAGACCGATTATCGCGCCAAAAAAAGAAGTTCGACGACGAAAAGACCGCGGCACAAGCGGAAGCCGAACGTAAGGAACGCGAGAAAAACGAGGAATACAAAGCGCTGTACGAAAGCGCACAGGCGGAACTCGACCGCGCTCGCTCCGAAGCAAAGACGGCCGCACTAAACGCCACGAAAACGCAATTACTCGTCGAGGCCGGTTATTCAGCGGAACAACTAGCTCGCGTTAGTAAGTACGTTGTTGGCGAAGACGAGGAAGCGATTAAGGCGAGTATTGACGAAGTAATCGCGGACATGCCACCGAAGTCAGGCGGAATTGATCCGAATTTAAATAACGGAGGGCGGCCGCCAGTTAAGACGTACGATCCGAAAGCCGCGGTAAAAGAACGTCTCGACCGCCTTAAACAGTCCGGCAAACGCTGAGAGGAGGTGAGACAGAATGGCGAAAGATATTTACGCAAGATCCGTTGCGCATAAGGCGCTAGAAATTGCGGAAGATGCAGGCGGAGGCCCTAGCACCGTTACATGGGCGGACGTTACCGGCAAGCCTACGACATTCGCGCCGGCTACACATAACCAAGCGTTTACAACGATTACAGGCACCGCAACGGAAGCGCAGATTCCGACGTTGGCACAGTCGAAAATTACGAATCTGACGGCGGACTTGGGCGGTAAGATTGCGAAGTCATCCGTTAATGGCGTAACGCCAATCACTGATCCGGCGACGGCTACTGCGCAGGATATCGCGACAAAGTTAAATGCGCTCATTGCGGCGCTCAAGGCTTAAACCAAAAATAAGAGGAGTGAAATAAATGCCAGCTTACACACCTAAATTTACCGAGACTCCATTTGTCGGCGGTAAAAATATTCTCGCAAGTGAACATCTGCAATTTATCGAGGGCGGCGCAACACTGGACGGCACTAAGTTTCCGGCAGGCAAAATCGAACTCGGTACGCTGATTGCGCGCAATACTACTTCGGGTAAGTTCGAAAAATTCACGACAGCAACCGGATTTGATAACTTCGGTATTTTGAATATCGACGCTATCTCTGACGGTAAGAACGATTTGATCGTCGGTGAGGTTATCGTTCGCGGTTCCGTTTACGAGGCAAAATTACCTACTAATGCCGCACTTACTGCATTCAAAACCGCTAATCCAATGATTCGCTTCGTTAAGCACATCTAATATAAGGAACAAGTAGAGGCGCCCCAAATACGGAGGCGTCTTTTTTGTATCCAAAAATAAGGGAGAGATATATAAATGGCAGGAATTACACATTTAGAGGCTTTTACTGAGCCGCAATTGCGCGGCCTAGTTGACGTTACAGTAGAGGAGCGCGTACCAACACTGGCGGACCGTTTTATGCCGGATGACCGCGTATTCTCAACGACATTTGCATATGACGTTATTAAGAAATCGAAGCACATCGCAGCTATGATCGGATACGGCGCAGAGCCTCCGGTTGTTGACCGTGACGCAGTAGCGTCCAAAATGGGCGAACTGGCGAAGATGGGTCTGAAATACATCGCAACGGAAGAAGAACTTCTCGCACTGAATCAAGCACGCTCCGACTCCGAGAAATCCGCGATGATCGACAAGTTGACAATACAAGCCGAGGATCTCGTTAAAGCACTGCAGCTCCGCGTAGACGTTTCCAAAATGGAAGCAATCGCTAAAGGTACGTTCACATACAACAAAAACGGCGTAAAAATTACGGTTGATTACGGTATCCCGGCGGAACATAAAGTCGCATTGTCTTCGTCTGACGATTGGAAGAGCGCAGATCATGACGTAATCGGCGATTTGCTCGATTGGGCCGCAACTTACGAAGCTACTAACGGTAAGCAACCGGACGTTATCCTGATGTCTCGCGAAACTCAAGCGTTGCTCCTGAAGAACTCCGTAATTGTTGCGGAAGCTGGTCGTTCTATCAATTCCGGCCGCGTATCTACCGCTGAATTAAACAGCGTACTCGGTGGTTACGGATTGCCGCCGGTTGAAGTCGTATCTAACCGCAAGGTTACCGTTAAAGACATCTATACAGGCAACGACGAAGTTATCGAATTTATGCCGGTTAACCGCGTAGTATTTGCGTCTGCTGGCGTAGGTAATTTCGTTTACGGCCCAACGGTGGAAAACAACTATCAGCCAGGCATTGATCTTCGCGCTTACGATAAATTCGAGCCAATCGAATCCGTTATCCGTGTAGCAGCCGCCGGCTTCCCGGTTGTTGAAGCGCCAGCACTGCTCTTCCACGCTGACGTCTACACTCCGTAATGTCCGCGAAAGTTAAGATCGAAGTCCTCGACGCAGTAGTCGATGGGCAAGGAAAGGGCGCGGTACTCGACGTGGAAGCGAAGACCGCGCAACACCTCGCCAATATCGGTTATGTGCGCATCTTGGACGAAGGAAAAACGGAGCAGAAAGCGGACGAGTCCGATGATAAACCGGAGTCTAAGCCTGCGAAATCCAAACGTAAATAAGGAGGCGGCGGTATATATGGCGAACTATCCGCAATTAATCGAGCGCCTGACCGCACGTTTTCGTCAAGTGCCGGGCGTAGAACCGGCGGACATCGAGGCGTGGTTAGCCGAAGCGCTCTATCAATACGGATATGCGCCGATGACCGCCTTCGATGTAGATAACGAGGAAGCAGCGTTATTACTCTTACTCGCGCAGATACACGGCGCCCGCGCTATTGCGTTTTCAGTCGCGCATTACTTTAAGTATACGGACGGAGAAGAAGCGGTCGATAAGACGATGGTCGCCGATCAATATCGCAAAATTGCCGCCGACCTAGCGCTTGAGTATGAACGCGAAAAAGGCGTAATCGATGCGCGTAAGGGCGGATCAACGTTTAAGGTAGCGCGCCGAATTGACCGTGATTATGAAGTGCCGCCGCGTTACGGGTGGTGGCGTCTGTGACGGAAAACGAACGCAGATTAAACGAATTATTAACCGAACTCCATAACGATTATCTCGAAACATCCGCCGCCATGTCCGATAAGGTTGCGCGCGATGTCGCTAGTACACGCCTGCAGGTCGTGGATCTCGTAGAGGAATACGCGAATAAGGACGATACGATAAATCGAACGCGCGTCAATACTCTACTCCGCGACTTGGAGGATATAGAACGCGAAATCCGCAGTATAACGGAATCATCGCTTAATCGCGCTATGGTAGACAGCGCAGAAATCGGATATGCCGACGCATTCACGGCGTTTCAGAAGGCGCTAGGCTTATCGGCTGATTTCGTGCTAACCGCTAAAGTTGCGGAGAGTGTCGTACTGCCGACGTTAACGGGAAAATCGCCATCGCCGCGTAACTTGGCGCAATACTTGGCGCAACGTACGGGACCGGACGGCTTAACGCTGTCTGACCGCGTGTGGCAGTTTGCCGGCGAACAGCGTGCGGAAATGGGTAACGTACTTCGGCGCGGAATCATTCGCGGAGACACAACGGCGAAGATGGTCCGCGAGATAAGAGGCGTTTACGAAACGGAGTCCTGGAAAGCGCGGAGGCTCGCGATAACGGAATCGAATACGGCATATAGGACCGCGATAGGTTATACGGCCGAGAAATCGAAATTCGTTAGCGCGCTCCGCCTAATACCGGGCCGCAAGCAATCGGAGAAATGCGTTAGTAAAGCGGCGGAAGATCGCCACGGATTAGGCGCGGGGATATTCCTTCCGTCGGACACCGATATTTTTTCGATACATCCGAATTGTACCGCTTATACGCAATACATCTTATCGGAGGAGGTGCGGTAGTGTTAACGGACGCAGACGTGGCTTTTATACGCGCTAATCGGGCGGATATCAAACAGCACCGCACCGAACCGGTAACAATTGAACATACGGATGGAAGCCAAACGGTTGCCTACGCGATATGGGCGGAGCCGCGCGTCCCTAACGGAAGCCCCGTACGCGCATTCGGCGATTACACGTTTGACACGAACGATTATATGGCGTCGTTTGATCCGGATGTTGGCATATACACCGCGTTAAAAATATGGCGCAAAGGTAATCGGTACATTTTGACCGATATTGATGAGCGCGGACTCGGCGGATTAAATCGATATGAATGCCGCCTGATGCTCGCGGTCACAGACGGTCAGATGATTACCGTTATACCGAGCGGAGTTGATGACGGATGGGGACAGCCGGTCGAGCTTCCGCCATTTACGCTCGATGCGTTTGTACAAGAGGAAACGCGGACAGTCGCGAACCAATACGGAGAGGAAGCGGTTGTACAGCTCCGCATTGTACTCGAAGGATTGGCGCAAGTTTCATATCGGGATAAAGTCCGCTATGTAAACGAGATTGGCGTAGTGGTCGAGCGCGAGCCGACTCGTATCGTAGTTAAACGACGCGTTGACGGGACGCCTTTGGTAACGGAGGTGTACGTGTAATGGCGTCGTTTGATTTCGAAATGGACTTCAAGGCGTTCGAAAAGGCGCTAGACCGCGCGGAAGAAGCCGTTATCGAAGGCGCTATAAATGGCGTAAACGATGCGCTAGAATACTGGCAACTCAAGGCGACGAATCTCGCGCCAATCGGACGCTATAAAGGGCGCCGCGGCGGTAACTTGCGCGCACGTATCGACCATACAACGCCTAAAGTCGGATTAGATGGCATCAGCGGATCGGTCGTAGCGAATGCGTTTAATAACGGATTTAACTACGCGTATTATCTGCATAACAGTACGGGACTAAGCGCGCGTGAACCCGGCACGGTTCTCGATTTCCTCGAGCAGGCGAAGAACGATAGCGAATCGCGTATGCACCGCTTAATTGAGGACGCAATCGAGGCGGAGTTGCGGCGAAAGGGGATGACGTAATTTGAGCGTAATTAACGACATGGTTGCGATTGAGGCGTATATCAAAGCGTTATTCCCGACCGCAACAACCGGCAAGCAAGATGTACCGGCACAACCGCCCGTTAACTCGTTTTATGTCCGCATGATTGACGAGGACCGCGAGACGGAAACGCGGTATCATTACCGAGTTGATCGCGCGTACCAAATCGTACACGTTGATAAGCGGCCGGATACGGTGCTGGCGAATATGGATGCGCTTAGTACGGCGATATATCAATCGGAGTTAATCGGACATATTCGCGTTAATGCGTTCTCGATATCGCAACCGGCGAAAACGGATAACGGATTGTTCGTGATTATCGGCGTGCTAGACACAAGCGTAAGAGAGGCGCGAGTCCAGGCGCAATATCCGAAAATTAATAACGTTGGAATACGCAAAGTTTAGCGGGCGTCCCGAAATGGGGCGCTCTTTTTATATCCAAAGGAGGTTTAAACATGGCAAGAAGTTGGGACCCTACCGCACTACCAATACAGCCGGGCATTTACATTAACTTCAAACGTGCTGCGGCCGCCCAAATTAACGGAGGCGCTCGCGGTATCGTCGCTATCCCGTTACTGGACTACGCGAATACAGCGTCGGCCAAGACGTTTTATACGGTGGCGTCCGAAGCAGAGGCGGCGGAATTATTCGGACTCGCGAATATTGATTCGATATTGCTCGCGCTCCAAGGCGGCGCCAAAGAGGTACTCGTTTATACGATGCCCGACGATCCGGTCGAACAGGATTACGTTGATATGCGTGAAGCCTTCGACACACGCGGATTTAACGTATTTGTATTCGACGGCGAATATGATGCGGATCAGCAATCGGCGGTTAAGACGTGGGTCAAGCGCAATCGTGACGAGGGCAAGCACTTTATCGTCGTTATCGGCGGTGACGCGGTAACAGACGCAGATCCAACGGCAGGCGACGCACGGACTACGCTTAATAGCGACGACTATATCGTTAACCTTACGGTCGGCGGTACGGTTGGCGACACGGTTTACACATCGTCCGAGTTTGCGCCGTTTATCGCGGGTGATATCGCAGGCACTCCGATTAACGAGTCGGTGACATACGATCCAATGCCGCTCGAAGACGTTAATAAGCGCATGACCAATTCGCAGATTAACGCGGCATTAACGGCTGGCTCGCTGGTCCTCGTACACGATGGCGTAAAAGTGAAAATCGTTAGCGGCATCACAACGTCGGGTCAAAAGATCCGAAGTGTACGCGCTCGCCAAGCGATTGCGACCGATATCTCGCGCACGGCCGCCGACAACTATATCGGCAAGCTCAATAACAACGCAAACGGACAAGCAACGTTAATGATCGCGATTAAGGCGTATTTGGAAACGTTGGAAGCTGACGGGGTACTGACTTCGCCGGCCGTTGCGCTTGATCCAACGCGTCCTAGCGTCGGTGACTCGGTGTTCCTGCAGATTAGCTACAGCGAGACGGATAGCATCGAGCGGATATTCTTAACAATCAATATTTAAGGACGGTGAAAAATAGATGGCACAACAAGGCACGCTTGACGCTAAGCGCGTTATCAGCGGTAACTACGGATTCTTGTACGATGAGGACGGCGAGTGGTTGTCGAATGTCACATCGATTGAAGCGAACATCGAAATCGGCATGGAGGAAATCCGCAGAGCTGGTACGCGTTGGCTCGGCAATAAAACAACAACGCTTAAAGGTTCCGGAAGTATCGGCGGCTACATGATTACGTCCGTATGGATCGAGAAAATGAACCAAGTTACGGACGACGAAAGTTCACCGTTCGTGACCGAGCTGCAGGTCGTACTCGATGATCCGGAATCATTTGGCGCGTATCGTGTACGTCTGAAAAACGTCACATTCGACAATATTCCGGTAATCAATTTCGAAGTTGGTTCGATCGTCGAGCAGGAGTACACGTTTGTATTCTCCGGCTACGAAGTTATCGAGGGAATTAGACCGCAGTAATCAACGCAAATAAACGAGGGTCGGACGCATTTGTCCGGCTCTTTAATTTTATCGGAGGGATAAACGCATGGCTAAAGGATTGGACGCGCTACTCGGCGCAACATTGGAACAAACGAAAGAGGTTTATATCGCGCGATTGAAGACGCATTTTACCGTTAAGGCGCTAAGTAACGAGGATATGCGGCGTATCGGCGAACGGTCAACGGTTCCGGACGGTAAAGGCGGAAAGCAGACGAATAACGACATGTTTAACGGACTGGTTATCGTAAAGGGCTGCGTTGATCCAGATTTTAATGACAAAGCGCTCAAGGCACATTATGGCGCGGCTGACGAGATTGATTGCGTGACTAAGGCGCTGTTACCGGGCGAGATGGTCAAAGTGATGCAGGCGATTCTTGATCTTTCTGGCTTCGGGAATGAAGACGAGTTAATCGAAGACGCAAAAAACTAATCAAGGCGGGCGGTGTTCCGTTCCTTCTCCACGCCATCTTCCAACGACACCACATCCCGCCTGATGAGATTTACGCGAAGGAAAAGCGACACCAGATATTTTTATTTGCGTCGATGCTCCTCGTATTGGAAGACGAGGAAAAGGAACGGAAGCGTGCGGAGAAGGCGCGAAACCGACAGGGAGGAGGTCGGCGAGTAAGTGGCATTTAATCTCGAAGGACGCATCCGAATAAAGGACGATGGCGCTAGTAAAGCGCTAGATAATGTCAAGAAATCGATGGAAAAAGCGCATAAAGCAGCCGAATCTTATCGCGATGCTAACGGGCGATTACGTGATGCACAGGGTAAGTTTGTTGCGGGTGCGGGCAAGGCGCAGTCGAGTTTAAGCCTAATCGAGAAGGCAACTAAAAAGGCTGAAAAAGCCATGAAGAATCTCAACACGAAAACGAAAGACTTATTCCGCAGTCTCGGTTCCGGCGCAATAAAAGGCGCAGGAATCACCGGTATTGCGGCGCTCGGAACGGCAGCTTATGCCGGATATAAATCGCTGAATAAGGCGATGGACTTTGAAGCGCAGATGTCTTCGATTGCGGCGTTAACTGGCGCATCACAAACGGAAATGGCACAAATGCAGTCGCTCGCTCTCAAAATGGGCGCGGCTACTAAGTATAACGCGCTAGAAGCCGGACAGGCGATAGAGGAGCTTCTCAAGGCGGGCCTTACGCCGGCCACCGTACAAACGGGCGCACTTGAAGCGGCGCTTAATCTCGCAACGGCGGGCGAACTTGATCTCGCATCTGCGGCGGAAATTATGTCGACCGCATTAAACGCGTTCCAGGAAGACGGAATGAGCGCTGCACAGGCGGCGAATATTCTCGCAGGTACAGCGAACGCATCCGCAACAGGCGTCGAGGACTTGCGGTACTCACTTTCGATGGCTTCCGCGGTAGCGTCCGGACTCGGCATGACATTCGAAGACACTAACGTTGCGCTCGGCGTATTCGCTAACCGCGGCCTTAAAGGTTCGGACGCAGGTACGTCGCTCAAAACGATGCTTCAAACGCTACAGCCGGTAACGGACGAGCAAATCGGACTATTCCGTGAACTCGGTTTAATGACGGAGGACGGTTCGAATAAGTTCTTCGACGCGGCCGGTAATATTAAATCGCTTAATGATATCGCGGGAACCTTGCGCACATCACTCGGCAAGCTGACGAATCAAGAACGCCAACATGCGCTTAAACTCATGTTCGGAACGGACGCGGTACGTGCGGCAACGATTCTGTACAAAGAGGGCGCAGAAGGCGTGGATAAATTCCGGAAGGAAATGTCGAACGTAACAGCGCTAGACGTCGCACGTAAGAAGATGGACAACGCATCAGGAGCGGTCGAACAGTTTAGCGGCGCAATCGAGACGTTGCAGATTGCCGGAATGATGCCGGTACTTCCTATCGTTAAGGATCTCGCTAATGCTGCGGCTGATTTCGTAGAGCGTTATACGCCGAAAATTGTGGCGGGCGTTCAGTCGATGGTTGATAACGCGAAGAGTTACGTTAAGACGCATTTCATCGATAATCCGGAGTTTGCCCAGCTTCCCGACATCCCAAGTAAAATCGTGTTTATATTCGAAGACGTAATGCAATCATTCCGCAAATGGTGGGGCCAAGCCGGTGCCGGTCATTTTAAGAAGATGGTTGAGGAGATTACGAAGTTTATCGTGGGTGGACTTCAAGCGGCAGTTCCGCAGATGGCGGCCGTTGGGCTATCGATGGGTAAGGAGCTTGTTAGCGGTATATTATCCGCGATAAAGGGAGATCCAATCGCAAACGCGGTGTTACTCGGTGGTGCTGGCGGTGCTGTAGCAGGATTGCCGGGATTAGCCGTCGGAGCTGCAGCAGGTGCGGTAACAGGCGGTATCCAAGGCGGTCAAAAACGGGATGACCTCGTTGAGAAGTACCGAAGCGGCAAAATGTCTCCAGATGAGAAAGCGGCGTTCGAACAAATGGGTGTCGCGATGATTAAAAAGAAAGCATTCGGTTTCAGCGGCGGAATCAACAACGTCCCATATAACGGAATGATTGCGCGCCTGCACAAAGGCGAGGAAGTATTGACACGCGAAGAGTCCAAACGATACCGCGGCGAAAATGGCGCAAACGGTACGGGCGGTTCTCGTCCGGTCGTAATCAGCGGAAATAACTTTTACGTACGCGAAGAAGCCGATATCGAAAAGATTGCGAAGCGCCTGGCGTACGAAATGGCGCAGTAAGGAGGCGAGTAGATGGCACGTAAAAAGCCGGAGTTTTGGCTTAAATTTAATAACAGCGCAGAGGAGATATGGTTGCCGGTTAATCCGGAATCTATTTCCGTTGTATCTGCGCACGGCTACGAAGATATCGAAGTATCCGATATTGGCGAATATACCGTAATTGGTAGCGGACGCCAGAAGGAGTTTTCGATATCTTCTTTTTTCCCGCGTGACTATAACGCCTCCTATTGCGAATATCCCGATATTGAGGACCCGTGGGAATACGTTAAAACAATCGAACGCTGGCAGCGGTCGGGCAAGCCGATACGCTACATCGTTACGAATACGCCGATTAACATTGCGGTCACAATCCGTAATTTCGAATACGAAGAGCGCGGTGGCGAGCCTGGCGATATATACTTTACGCTTGACCTCAAGGAATACACGTTTATCAAAATCGCGAAAAAGGGCGAACAAGTTTCCGGAAGCGGAAGCGCAACAATGCCGAAGCTTCAAACGTCCGCTCAACGCCCATCAACGCGTGAGGTTCCGAAATCCTATACGGTTAAATCCGGCGATTCGCTATTTAAGATTAGCGCCAACGTTTACGGTAAAGGCAATGATTGGCGAAAGATATATGACGCGAATAAAAAGGCGATTGGTCCGAATCCAAACGTAATCAAACCCGGCGTTAAGTTGGTGATACCGTAATGGAAAGCGTAGATATTCGCGTTTTATACGACGGAACTTACTATATCGAGCCGCTAGTTAAAACGGCCGTCTGGTCCGGAGATGTGGCGCAACCACACCGCACACTCAAGTTAACGTTAAATAATACGCTCGATGGCGAGGAACAGGCGGTAAACTTCGAAGTCGGTAAGGAACTCCGATTCTACGCGGATAACGTCGGCCTGTTCCGCGGCATCATCTTCGAGTATTCAATAACGGATCGCGGCGACGCGACGGTACTCGCGTATGACGAAAACGTCTATCTGACGAAAAATGCGGATACGCGCAAGTTTGTCGGCATGACGGCGGGCGCTATCGTCAAGGAAATATGCGCAGCTTTCGAGATACCGACGGGAACCATCGCGTCTACTCGTTATGTTATTCCGAAGCTTATTTTGCGCAACATGACGCTATGGGATATGGTCGTCACGGCGCTAACTCAAACGCGCAAACAGAACGGCGATAAGTTTGCGGTATATTCGCGCGAGGGTAAACTGTTCCTTCGCGAAAAGAAAGACGGCGCCGTCCGTTGGATGCTCGAAGACGGCGTAAATATACTCAGCGCAAATCGAACGCAATCAATCGAGGATATGCGTACATCCGTTAAGGTTATCGGAGGCGACGATAAAAAGCCGCTAACGGCAACGGAAAAGGACGCGACTCTCGCGAAGAAATACGGACTTATGCAGCACGTCGAACAAGCCGATAGCCAAATGAAAGAATCCGCGATTAAGCAGCTCGCGAAACAGCGCCTAAAGGAACTCGCGAAGGTATCGGAGGAAATAACGGTCGAAGCGCTTGGCATTACGGATGTCGTCGCAGGCTCGGCCGTTTATGCGTTCGAATCAATGACGGATTTAGTTGGCGGATTTTACGTTAACGCAGATACTCATACGTTCCAAAACGGCGCCCACCGGATGGAAGTAACGATATCTAAAACGGACGACTTGCCGAAATTGGAATACGAGGAAAGTCCGGAGAAGAAGGAAGCCGCTAAGAAAGCGAAGACTGCCGCGAAGAAGAAAACAACGAAGACGACAACGAAGAAAAAGGCGCCGGCTAAGGCGAAGAAAAAGAGTTCGACGGACTTATTCATCGAACAAATACGCAAACGAAACGGAGGGGAGAAGCCGCTATGAAACCGGAGTTAATCGAAGGCGGCGGTTATAGTCAATTTAAGGCGATGGTTAAGGCGCTCGGCCATAATCGCGATGTCGATATCGAATTTGCAACGGTAGTATCCGCGTCGCCCCTCCGTATCAAAATCGATAATATGCCGCTAGAACTTGACGAAGACGACTTCGCAGTTTGCGAACACTTGACGGAGCATACGCGCAAAGCAACGATAAGCGGTGGCGAAATAACACTAACAACGACGCAGGCGGGCGATCCGGCACATACGCATAAAATAACGGCGTTTACGATAACGGACGCTGACGTTAAGATGGGCGCGGCTCTCACGAAAGGGGACCGCGTTGTCGTCGCGTCATACAATAGCGGCCAAGGATACGTAGTACTCGACCGGATAGGAGGCGTTTAAATAATGGCGCTTAGTCCACTACAGCCCGTCGATATTGCGGCGGAAGAACTCGCAGAAATCGCTGAAGAACAACCGCTAAAGACGTACGCGCTCGACTTCGATAACGGAGTTCTTGGCGGCGTGGTTGACGGCATTGACGCGATAAAGCAATTCGTCGTCAAGGCGATTAAGACGTCGCGCTACCGATTCGCGATATACGACGATGATTACGGAAGCGAAATTGACGATTTAATCGGATCAAGCGCGACACTATCGCTATTGGAGACGGAAATACCGCGAGTTATCGAAGAGGCGCTGCTTTACGATGACCGCATAACAGACGTATATGATTTCGAACTGACACGCGAGGGCGACCGCCTTTACGTGTCTTTTTACGTGGAGATAAACGAAGAAACTATTCCGATGGAGGTGACGATTTAATGGCGTATGAAACGGAAACACAAGCCGCAATACACGGGCGGATGCTTGACGCGTCACCTCCGGATATAGATAAGCGCCAAGGCTCCGTTACGTACGATTTGACCGCGCCTGCAGCTATCGAATTAGAACACGCATATGTCGAGTTAGACGCGGTACTTAACGCAGGATTCGCGGACACGACGTACGGAGCGCTACTCGATAGGAAAGCGCGAGAGTACGGGTTAGCGCGGAAGCCTGCGGTTAAGGCGATAGGCTCCGTTACATTTAGCGGACCAGACGGCACGGTGATACCGGCGGGAACAGTCGTAGGAACAAGCGGAGAGACTCCGGTTTATTACGTAACATTGGCGGCGGCAACTATCGCAGGCGGTTCCGTTACAGTCGCGGTAGAGGCGCAAGTAGGCGGCGCACGTGGCAACGTAGGGGCAGGCGCAGTTAATACGGTAATCGGCGACTTGGCGGGGATTCTTACCGTTACCAACGCGTCATATTTCGAAGGCGGCGTCGATGCGGAGTCAGATGCGTCATTACTCGCGCGATACTTCGAACGGGCTCGGCGGCCGGCTACATCGGGCAATGCGAATCAATACCGCCAATGGGCGCTAGAAATACCCGGCGTTAGTGATGCGCGAGTCTATCCGATATGGGCGGGTCCTGGCACCGTTAAAGTCGTATTACTTGACGATGATAAAACAGCGCCTGATCCAACGGTAGTTAACGCAGCTCAAACGTATATCGACCCAACGCAGGACGGACGTGGACTTGGTGCGGCTCCTATCGGCGCAATTGCAACGGTGACGGGCGCGGTTGAAATTCCGATTAATATTACGGTTAATGTGACACTCGCACCTGGCGCAACAACGGCGGAAGTTAAGGCGCAGATTGAAACGGGAGTGCGTACTTATCTTCGGTCGCTTGCGTTTGCTGATCCGCTCGTTCGAGTTACGCGGATTGCCAACGTTATCCTCGACGTGCCGCCGGTTATTGACTACGAAAACTTAACGGTTAATGGTGGCGGTGGAAACATTGCGATTGCTGACGGAGAAGTTGCGGTACTCGGCGAGGTTATCGTAACGGAGGCGGTGGCGGCCGTATGAGATCAACGCAAGAAATAGCGCTCGACATGCTCGATTATGCGCCGGACTATTATCGCGAGATAGACGCCGCGACGAACATTATCGACCGCGAGGCGGAAGAGTTTGCGCGGCTTAACGCGAGCATTGACGATGTATTGGCGCAGTTTTATATCGAAACCGCAACGTGGGGACTTACGCGGTGGGAGCGCATATTCGGACTAGCGACGGACCAAACGAAGACGTACGGACAGCGGCGCGAGATATTGCTGTCCCGTTTGCGCGGAGTTGGCGCGGTATCGGCGGATTTAATAGAAAACGTGGCGTCGGCGTATTCGAACGGTGATGTCGCGGTTACGAGTAAGACGGCGGAATACACAATCGTGATTACGTTCGTCAGTACGATGGGCGTACCGGAACAAATTGCGGAACTGAAAGCGGCTGTTCGCGATATAACTCCGGCTCACTTAGCGATTGATTACGTGTTCCGTTTTTACACTTACGCGGAATTGGCGGCAGGCGGGCGGACATATGGCGCGGTTAAGGCGTCGGGTAAAACGTATGGCGAAATCTATAATCGGGGGGTTGGCGTAATATATGGCGGACACAACGAAACTAAAATTACCGCTTATCGACGCGAATATGACCGCGGACGTACCGCGTGATATGAACGCATTGGCTAACGGAATCGATGCGAAGGTTGGCGTCGCAGGCGGATTGGCTACGTTAGGGGCGGACGGTAAGGTGCCGGCGGAGCAATTAAGCGTACAGGCTCCGGCTGATGCGTCGACTACGCGAAAAGGCGTCGTCCAACTGAATGATGCGGTGAATAGTACGTCAACAACGCAAGCGGCTACGCCTAATGCGGTGAAGAAGGCGTATGACGAGGCTCTTGCGGGAAAGCAAGCTGGAATTGATCGTAAAGCGGAAGTGGTTGCCGCGCTCAATTCCATAGGTGTAGCGGCATCCACAAGTGAATCATGGGCGCAGTTGATCCCGAAGATGGCGGCGATAATCAGAGCAACAGGTAACGCAACTGCAGCGGACGTGCTGACGGGAAAACTGTTTAGTAATGCAGGGGCTAATGGATTGACTGGTACAATGCCAAATCGAGGCGCAGGCGGCACGGTCACGCCGGGAACGACGAATCAAACGAAGGCCGCAGGTTATTATTCGTCAGCGATTACGATACTTGGGGATCTGGATTTAGTGTCGTCAAACATCCGCTCAGGCACGAATGTCTTCAACGTTCTTGGTACGCTAATTCCCGGAAAACGCTTTGTCGAGGGTTCCGTCACGCCGACGAGCGGAGCGGTATCAATACCTTTTAACGCAGAGTTTGCTCCAAAGATTATACTCCTATGGCGGGGTAGTGGTGATGGGACTGTTGATAACGATTTCTCTATAGGTGTTATACGCGGCGCTGCATATATGCCTTTATTTTACTGCTCGGGTACTAGCTCTAGCTCCTGGGGGAGCGCTCTATATTATAATAGTGGGGTTATTAGCGCAAGAACCTATCACTATAGTGAAACCTATAACTACAGAATATATGAGTGAGGAGGGATGATACATGACTGAACAGGGGAGAGTTCTTTTTTACGACAATTCAACAGGGAATAAAATTATTGAGGCTCCTTCTCAAAGAGGTGACTATTTTACGCCGTTTGAAATAGATTATCTCATTTCCATATTCCCCGAGCTTCGGGATCGGGTTCGGGAATCATTCGATTATATCGAACTTGAGTACGGACAATACGACCAGGATTTTGATGAATCTAACGGATGGCGCATTAATATTGAAACGAAACAAATTGAGTTTAACTATCGTGACATAGGGAATTCGCCGGATGATCCGCCGGTATATCAACCGCCACTCACCGAACAAGTCGCGCAACTCCAAGCGGCTGACCTCGATAATAAAGAAGCCATCGCATCACTATTCGAAATGGTCCTCGCAGGAACGGAGGTGCTTACGAATGGATAAGCGCGCACTAGCGAAGATTTACTACGATCTCGTTAAAGCCGGACGCCGCACGGAAGATAGCGTACCTAACGTTATCCGAACGGAATATGACGAAATTAAAGCCGAATCCACAGCGACCGCAACTAATGCGTAAGCTACGGACGCGGCTTTTTCTATTTGCGTTCGGTTTACTCGCGAAAGGAGGTGGCGCAATCATGACGGAACAACAAAAACGCATCTTCGCGACAACTTACGTCCATTTGATTCTCAACGGACGACGCACGATTGACGAAGTGCCTGCGATCATCCGCGATATAGTAATGGCGGATTTGGGAATGGGCGAAACGACGGAATAAGGAGGACGGCACGATGCCGGATCAAGACGAAGTAAACGCGCAATTACAAACGCTCGCCGCCGAGTTTACGCGCTTATCTGCGGCGGCCATAGCGGATGAAACGCGGATGAAACTGCTCGAAGAAACGCAGAAGCGCCATGACGACGATATACGCGAATTAAAGGTAACGACTGGCGCGATTAAGGAACACTATACGCAAATAATCTTACGCTTCGACTCGCTTGAGACGAAGCTTTTTTCGTTGGTACAGCAATCGCACACGGATAGCACGAAGGAACGGTCGGCGAATCAACGCGCTTGGATATCGCTAATCAAATTCGTACTCACCGGTACAATCTTCGCGCTAGTCACGTACGCGGTTACGAAAGGAGGCGGCTAATATGGCAGCTATACGTTATATAACGAATCATATTCCGAAGGACACTCCGCAAAATAGGCGGCCGGAATACCGGATGGCGCCGACTACCCTTACGATACACAATACGGGCAATCCGACATCATCGGCGGCCGGCGAACGCAATTGGCTAACGAATCCGGCTAATCTGCGTCAAGCATCGTTTCACATTGCGGTTGACGAGTTAGGTGCTATCGAGTGCATTCCGCTTAACGAAAACGCGTGGCACGCGGGGGATGGTAGCGGCGTTAATTCCGGCAATCGGACGTCGATCGGCGTTGAGATATGCGAAAGCGGTAATTATGCGAAGACTCTCGATAACGCGGTCGAATTAATCGCGCAGATGCTAAAGGACCGCGGATGGGGCGTAGATCGTTTGCGCCGTCACTTCGATTGGTCCGGAAAGATATGTCCGCGCCTAATGTACGATGACGGGAAATGGACCGGCTGGCACACGTTTAAGGCGCGAGTCGCCGCTAAGTTAAACGAAGGAAAGGCGGAGGTTAGCGATATGAAAATCGATAAGGCTAACGTTAAGGTTAACGGTAAGGATGCGAAGGACGGCGTTATTATCGACGGCTCAGTTTACGTGCCGCTACGTGATATTAGCGAACGGATAGGCGCTACGATTACGTGGGATAACAAGGCGAAATTGGCGACGATTACAACGAAGGAGGCGAAGTAATATGCGTAACTCACGCGAATCTAAATGGAAAAACTACGGAATGTGGGTATCGCTAACTGCGGCGGTCCTGCTCGCGGTACAAGCGGTCGGCGGTATCTTCGGCTTTACGATTACGCCGGAACAATACGACGGTGTGGTCGGCGCTGTTAACGCGGTGCTTGGTGTGCTGGTCGTACTCGGCATCGTAAGCAATCCGCAAGCCGGAAAAGGATATACGGACACTGACGAAGACATCTAAAATAATTGCGCCCACCGGCGGATTCCTGCGTATATAAACGTGAGGGATTCGTTGGTGGGCGCTTTTCTTCGTATATGGCGGAGTTGGCGATACTATGGTATATTTAGGTAGACGAGGAGTGGTTGCGTTGAATATCAAACTAACGAAAAAAGATTACGTAATATACGGCGGCATCATCGCCTTTATACTTATCGCGTCAATAATCGGATTAATCATCGATAACAATAAATCGCCATCTATACGCACGTCAGGTCCGCCTATCGAAGCGCCAAAGTCGCCCGGCCTTAACGATACGTTTACGGACGGTAAATTCGCGTACACAATAACGGAGGCATCACGCGAAGGCAATACCGTTACCGTTAAGGCACGCGCTAAGAATATCGCTAGTAAGGCGGAAACACTTTACGGCGGCACGATGAGATTGCGCGATGCCAGCGGCAACCTTTACGATAAGGATCGCGATAGTTTAAACGGCACGCTTAATCCCGGAATCGAAATTGACGGAGTAATTACGTTTGAGGTGCCGGAGGATGCTCGCGGACTTAAAGCCGCGGTCAACACGAACTCAATCGAATCAGCCGTCGGAAATAAACTCGGCAATGACGTAAAGTATACGATTGTAGATATCGGATTATAAACGGATTACAATGCGCTCGGTCTTCGGATCGGGCGCCTTTTTTGCGTTACATAGGCCAGAAATCGTCGACCGATACGTTCTCGCCCGTTAACTTACGGACGGCGGCGACTAATTTGCGCATAGTCGTACCGTTCGGGTAGTACGCGGAGTTACTGCAGACTCGCGTTAATGTATCGCGTCCGAGCTTCGTTTCCTCGCGTATTCTTTCCTGCGGAATCCTCTTCCGGTCAATGTAAGCGCCGAATTTACTGCGCTGCTTACCAAGTCCCATAACGCTCACCTCATCCGCAGTTTGGACGAGTCTAGCGAAATTTATACGTCTCTATCCGCAAAAATGCGGAAAGTTGTACGGGCGGTGCTACATATGTATTTAGCAAAGACGAAAAAGGCGGTGTTTGCGATGATAAATTACGTACCATTTGCGCAGATGGCGGCGGTAGGCCTGACAGCGCATATAATCGAGCGCAAAGTCGAACGGGCTGGACACGGTGGGCGCGTCCTATATATCCGCATAATTACGTATGTAATTTACGCCGGAATAACTATGTATCAATGGCGCGATCTCTTCCGTTATGCGGGCCGATTACTGGGCGTCCACGTATCGTTATAACGTATGTATTTGCGCATGTATCAACGTATGTATCGCTGCTTATGTAATTAGCGCAAAAACCGCATAGCGGCGCAGATTTTCGAAATTGTTTACAACGGCAAAATAGCGGAAGGAGGCGGCGGAAATGAGAGAAGAAGTGAAGCCAAGACCGCATTGCGTTAAGTGCGGCGTAACACTTAGTTCGATGGGCTATTGCGATAAATGTGCGAAGTGCTAACGGGAGGCGAACGGAATGATTATCGGCAGCCTGGAGTTATTTAAACTTGTGAGCGCAGGAGGTTGCGGAGTGGCGGCGTGGGCTTTATGGCGTAATCAACCGGATCAAGTTATGCGGCGGTCACTGAACGACGTATTTATACGCGGCGACTTGTACTATAAGATGCGCGGTTATCGCGGACGTGAGTTGCGAAGTTACCCGCGAGTAATCGGAGTCAAAACGTATATCGACCGCACAGAAGCCGCGTTTAAATTGCCGGTCGGCATGGACCCGTCGCGCATAACGGAATCGGCGTGGCTGTTCCGCCAGGTACTCGGTAGCGGCGTAGAGTTAGCGCTTGCCGACGATGGGCGCACGTTTAGTATGCGGAAGTACAGCGGCGTTATAGGCGCGTTCGAATATGACGCGGAATCAGTAGCGGCGGCCCTCCGTAATATGCGCCTGCCTGTTTACGTCGGCAAATCGCGCACGGGCGACGTCGCGTACGATATGGTTGACCACCCGCATCTACTTATCGCGGGCGAAACCGGCAGCGGAAAATCCGTCGCCCTCCGCTCGATATTAACGTCGCTTATACGGCAGGTCGGCGCTAAACTCGAATTATATTGCGCGGATCTCAAGCGGTCAGAGTTTCACGTATTTCGCGGAGTTGCTCGCGAAGTCGTAACGGATGTCAGCGGATTGGAGCGCATAGTCCTCCGTCTGCAGCGCGAAATGCGGCATCGTGGCGACTTAATGGATGCGGAGGAAGTTGCGCATATTGACGACTTGCCTGCGGATAAGCGGCCGCCTTATATCGTGCTGGCAATCGATGAGGTGGCGCTACTCAAGCGCGAGAAAGACGTTATGGACGGCGTAGAGGAGATAAGTACGATAGGGCGCGCGCTCGGCGTATTCCTTGTACTCGCGATGCAGCGACCGGATGCCGGCGTATTAGACGGACGGTTGAAAAATAACTTAACCGTGCGTATGGCCTTCCGCCACTCTGACGCGATTAACAGCCGTATAACGATCGGATCAGACGAAGCTGCGCGTATACTCGACCGCGATAAGGGGCGCATGGTCTTTAAACTTAACGGATGCGAATACGTACAAGGTCCGCATTTAACGCTGGCAGCGGCGCGTACTTTGCTTAATCCATATAAAAACGCAAATGCTATCGCGAAGCCTAACGTTAATACTAGCGTTAGTGATAACGATATTATCGAGTTGGAGGTGCTGTAATGAATGCGCGAGACAAGGCGATAATCGCGGATATCGAGCGGTTCCGCTATCTCACACGCGATGATATTGCGGATTTATACTTCGGCCACACGCGCCATCCAATAACGCAAACTAACCTCGTACTCAAGCGGCTGAGACGCGATGGCTACGTAAAGTGTTCGACTGAGCGGCGCAAATACGTATACTACGCGGCCGACCGCAAGTTAAAAGCGGAGTCGCAGAAGGTAGCGCATTTCCTGGCGATCGCGGAGTTCTACAAGCGGATACGTGCGGATGAGGAGCCGCGAGTGTTCGAAGTCGAGCCGAAGCTCGGCGGTAAGGGGCGTCCGGAACCGGATGCGTTTGCGATTTGGAAAGGCGCGCCGTGGTTTGCGGAGATACAGCGGTCGACATATACCGAGCGCCAGATGGCGGAGAAACTAAACCGTTATGAGGCGTATTACAATAGCGGAGAATGGGAGCAGGCGCCGTGGCAGCCGGCAAATAAGCGGATATTTCCATACGTGTGGATTATCGGTGCGGGGCGCTATGACGTGGGTAAGCGGCCTTACCGCGTTTATCAGGCGAGCGTTGACGAGATGCTGGCGAAAATAAAAAGGTAGTTGACAAGGTTCGTCGATTCGTGGTAGTATCATTCTTGTCGCCGCTGACACAAATATTGCGTAGGTCGGCGCGCAGGAACATTCCGCTAGTCGGTCCGAATCCCATGCGGAGGTTCGAATAAAGCGAAGTTAAAAACGCGGCAAACCCGCGTCAAACATGCCGGGGTGGCGGAATTGGCAGACGCACAGGACTTAAAATCCTGCGGTAGGTGACTACCGTACGGGTTCGACCCCCGTCCTCGGCATACGGAAAGAAACCTTGAGAAATCAAGGTTTCTTTTTATTTAGAGCGTATCTTAAAAGTGAAGAATCCTGTGCGCTTATACTATGTATAACTAGTCACACAGGACTTATCATGAGCGATCCAGCAATGGTAGGAATGATTCGTATCTTTAGCGCCTCGCAGTACCCAGATAATGCTAAATATCACATCTTATTTGCAAGATCTGCCGCAGATCCTGCAAGCAAGATGTTTTTATGTTATAACAATTGTAAGGGCTTACATATTATTTTTGGATATCCCGAGTGA